CCCCCTCGCGGGGGCCACGGTGCTAGTGCATCGGCTCGTGAGAGTTCTCAAGCTGCAAACGGAAGGAACCACGGTGGCTTGGAAGAGTCGTTCAAACCATGATCGAGTCGGTGTAGGAGACTACTTCGACTCGAGATTTGGTAATACGACACACGATTACTTCTCGTTCTTCCAAGATGGCACGCAGACAACAATGTCTGAAGAACATCCGCTCTGGCCCGAACTTGCTGGGTCTGGGGCGGATATTGGCGGCGCTTTCTACACTGATCGTGTATGGAGCGAGCCTACCCTGATCGATGCTAGCTTCCCGAAGGTGGGAGGCATTAGCTATAACGGTCCGGGTACTTTGGGCATGTTGGGGCTCGGTCTGGATTCTATGAACTCTCCCTCAATGGGAGGTACCAGTTCAGAAGAACTCAGAAACTTAGCGGGACCGGTCATTAAGGCCATGTCCCCTACCGAGTCTGAAGCAGGGCTCTCTCAGATGATAGGCGAGCTCAAGCGTGATGGTCTCCCGCGCCTCATCGGCGCGGAAGTCATGCACTCAAGAGCACGAGATTTCCGGTCGTACGGTAGTGAGTATCTCAACTACCAGTTCGGCTGGAAACCCTATGTGTCTGACTTGCAAGATTTCAGCCGGGCTGTGAAGGGGTCCCATCGGATCCTAACTCAGTTTCGGCGAGATTCTGGCAAGCTCATTCGGAGGAGAGCGGAGCTTCCTGCATGGTCTGACACTCAGGATGCCGATGTCGGGACGTTTTATGCGTCTCCGTTGAACGGCAACTGTTGGAATCAGATCACTGCGCCAACGCGTCGGTACACCTCCATCGTCAAGAAACGATGGGTTGTGGCGGCATACCTCTACCACCTCGATCCCGGTGATACTGCCATTGGCAAGTTCTACCGGTTCAACCAGCAGGCTGATCGTCTGCTGGGGGCTTCTCTAAGCCCCGAGTTGGTGTGGGAGTTGGCTCCGTGGAGCTGGGCTGTAGACTGGTTCTCGAACACAGGAAACGCTGTTTCCCAGTTGTCCGATTACATCAACTACGGCCCCGTCCTGAAGTACGCGTACGTTATGGAAACCGTAACCTCTTCGCGGACGTATTCTGGTGGACCCTTTGAGACGAAGAGTGGCAGGAAGGTCAATCTTTCCTGTACTTATCGCCGCGTTGTTAAGACGCGAGAGTCTGCCAGTCCGTTTGTCTTTGCCAACGAGTCTGGGGAGTTGAACTCCCAGCAGTTGGCAATCCTGGCGGCACTTGGTGTTTCAAAAGTGCCGTAACTGCGGTAGTCATACCGTGGGCATGCGCCGGTCAGATACCTGCGTGTGTGTCCTTGTGGGTCCAACGATCCATTGGGATAAATCGCTAAACCCTGACATCCAGTCAGGCTACCTGAAGGAGCAATGCTGTGGCGTTTACCGACCCGCAGTCCGTTACCGTCAACGCGGTAGCTCAGTCCCTTGTCCGAACGGGCATGGGTCCGTCCTCCGGTACTTTCACGAAGGACGATCAGAGCTACAAGCTTACGATCAGCCACCAGAATGGTCGGCGTGTTCGTAGGCAGGTGCGTCTTGACTTCTCAAAGATCGCGACCGACCCGCTGATCCCGACCCAGAACGCGCCCTATTCCATGAGCGCTTACCTGGTTTTGGATCAGCCGAAGGTCGGCTTCACCAACGCTGAGTTGAAGTACGTGGTGGATGGCCTCGTGGCCTACCTCACGGCTTCTTCCGGTGCGAAGGTGACCCAGCTTATTGCTGGTGAGATCTGACGGCTGCAACATAAGTGTCGGAGCTAGCCCACGGCTATGGACTCCGTACCCCCGATGTGAACGGAGGATGGATGAAAAGCCTTATGTTGCTCTGGCAGGAGCTCCTGCTTGAGAGCGGGAGCAGATGCAGCGTTAGCACCGCGCTCGACCTAACCACGGTCGAGCGTCGTGTCGAAGAAGAGGGTGAGTCATTCCTGACGATCACCTTACCAACCTTCGCTGACAGCCTCCAGAAGGGGCTAGAAGCGGGGAAGGTAACTCCTAGTGACTTCCCTTCTTTTGCGTTCGCACGCAGGAAGGGAGAGTCAGTGGGTCTCCCCAAGTTGTTTCGGGGTTTCCTTGAGTTAATCTTCGACTCTGGAAGTGGACTGTTACTCGCAAGTCCTTCGGTGGAAGCAATATCCTGTGTTCGCCAGTTAAGTCTGGCATTCTACAAGATCCTGCTTGAGAGCACCCCTGCTCGAAAGCAGAAGGCCATGGAAGGATACTACGAGTGTGAGAAGGAAGTCAAAGAACACGACAGCCGCAGGTCTGCACAGCAGATTAGCGACTTCAGTCGTGTTGCTCACCTTTTGTTTGGGCGGGTTTACCCTGAGCTTAACTTTCGGCTCAGGCACCACCTGCTCCAAGGTGCGCACGGACCAGGTTCCACCGCTGATCGCCTCTCCGGAAACGGAAAGTGGGATCAGTCGGAATGGACCTGGCGGTTGGAACGAGTATTCCCAGCTTCTGGGTACCTCGTCCCGAATGACAGACACTACAAGTGGCTGTCCCGTCTCAACTTCCTCGAACCCGGACACGAGCGACCCGTAAGGATCGTCGATGTTCCTAAAACGGTGAAGACACCCCGCATTATCGCGATGGAGCCCACGTGCATGATGTTCGCACAGAAGGCAGTCGCAGATGCGTTGATTCCCATGCTTGAGTCTGACAAACTCATTTCGGGAATGATCGGCTTCAAGGACCAAGGGCTTAATCGCCTAATGGCCCAAGAGGGTTCCCTTTCGAGGGGTCTCGCAACGCTCGACCTGAGCGAAGCATCCGATCGTGTCTCCAATCAGCTGGTGCGGGCGATGTTTGCTTGGCAGCCTCGAATTGCTGAGGCTGTTGACGCAACTCGGTCCCGCTCGGCTGACGTACCTGGTTTCGGTGTTTTACGCCTTGCCAAGTACGCGTCGATGGGTTCAGCTCTCACCTTTCCCATTGAGGCGATGGTGTTCTTAACCGTCGTCTTTCTGGCGATTGAGCGAGAGCTTAACAGTCCCCTGACCGAGGGCGCCGTGAGGCGCTTCAAGGGCCAGGTGCGTATCTACGGGGATGACATCATTGTCCCTGTAGAGTTCGCGGAAGCCGTTGTCCTGGAGCTAGAGGCCTATGGTCTCAAAGTCAACAGGCGCAAATCTTTTTGGAATGGTCAATTCCGAGAGAGCTGCGGCGGGGAGTACTTTGACGGGTCGGATGTAACTATCGTCCGATTTCGTCAGCTACTTCCCCTCCAACGGCGGCACGGTAAGGAGATAAAAGGCACGCAAGCGCAGCGCCTGATAAGCGCTGTTTCTCTTCGCAACCAGCTTTACTTAGCTGGCTGGTGGAGAGCCACTGCCTGGTTGGATGACTACATTGGGAGGGTTATCCCCTTTCCCACTGTGTCGCCAACCTCTCCGGTTCTAGGTAGGTGGAGTTTTCTCGGCTATCACGCCGAATGGACCCACCGAACGCTACACGCTCCCGTTGTCAAGGGGTACGTAGTTAGCGCCCGTTCACCCGCTTCCCCCCTCGGGGGGACGGGCGCCCTGATGAAGGTGTTTAGCAACCCACTGGAGGCGTTTCACACCCTTCAGGACGTCACGGACATAGCTACCCGTGATGCTGAACATCTAGACCGTGCTGGACGTCCCTCAGCCGTTTGCATCAAGCTGAGGAAGGCATCCCCTTACTAGTGGGGGTCCTCTGTTAACGGCATCGTAGCGGCAACAAACCGCTCGGCGTCGTCTTTAAACAGAGTACTCAGACCACGAGCATGGAGATCGAGGCAAACGTCGTGCGCTGTGACATCGCGCTCGACGGCTACTTCGAACACCCAGAGGAGGTCGCCCGAGAGGGCGCCTCCTTTTTCCTCGTGGATCTCAAGAGGGTAGCACGTAAACACGTGCCCCTCTTGCCACAGGACCCGAGCTACGAGTGTGAACCACTCGAACTTGGTCCCTAGTGTAATGATGTCTTGGGACTCCATGCCTTCGGGCATGGAGTGGTCGTTCTCCTTTGGGGAGGGACCTGTGGAGGCCGAGGAGCCTTCTGGCTTGTTCATTACTGAGCCCCTTTCGAGGGATAGGTAGTGAGACTCGGCTGGGGGTGCACTTGGCAGTGCACCTCCACACCCATAAACAGAGTACTCAGA